TGTGGTACTTCCATCATGTGGACATACTGAACTGATTGTAAAGTATTCAGGTTGATTAGGGTGACTCATTGATAAATAAGGCAAACAATAAGCGATTCGATTGTGAATCACTCAGTAAATAAAGTGGACTTACATTCAATGATTAATGTATAAAAGCATGTTATACCCATTGAAGGCCACTAAACTTAGAGAGTGAATCTAATTGTAGGTTTGATGATGAATATCTTTCCATACATTTAATAACTTACTATTATCTGACTCATAATGATAATTCTGAGCAAGAAAACTAATAAGTAATTCAATGTCTGGAAGATCCAATGTTAATTGAATAGGATGTTTAGGTTTGTACATAATAAAATCATGAGTGATTAATAGTATTCTTTAAAAATATATAAAGAAGAATAATAATACAAATAGTTACAATAATACTATCCATAAGTTCTTATGTTATTTGCATTTCGTGGAGGTTTATATATACATATCTGCCTCCTTGCATTATAATAAATCTTAAATAACAATGAAGGTGATATCATGATAATACTAACTCTGCATCTTCTTCATACTCATTAGTTGTATCTATCATTTCAGAAGAAACTAATTCAATATATGCCCAAACTACAGAGTTCTTATAACTATCTAAACAAGCATTTGCGTCCTTGAATAGTTCTATAAGTACTTCATCACCAAACCTTGTTGTGAGATAGTCGGTGATATCTTCCTCATAGGTGTTAAAGAACTTGATGGTATCAGCATAATATATGTGTTTGTGGCACACACCAGATTGACAGCCGTGATTAACAATCTCGTGCATATCTTCGAGTGAGTATGTGTCAACAATTTCATCATAAGCTGAGTTCAATCCGATGTTAAGTTTCATAATAGTGTTGCGTCCTTGTAAAGATCGATTGTGAATGTTAAATAATAAGTAAGGATGAATTAATAATTAATACTAACTCATCCTTACAGTTGTTAATAATTAACTAGCGAATCCGTAGTCAAAAGTAACACCTTCGCCATTAACTAGATTGTTATTAACCCAGCTACCAATTGACTGGTTTGGAGTGTTAATTAGTCTAGCAATTGCACGCTTTGAAACATCAAAATAGGTGTACTTATTACCATTGCTAAATTCTACTTGAGCTTGACCATTTTCCTTGTCAAGTTGTAAAGAATTAACTGCAGAAGATTCAGTAGTGATTGATAACATAATAAATTAAATAGAGTGAATAAGAAGGAACTTAAGTCCTTCAGTCTCCCAACTTAATTAATAAGAATGGGAGAAGGAAAGAGTTAATTAAAGTTCATAACTAACATTAATTTGATAATGTAATGTTTTTATTGATTCAAGATTTTTTGATTTAAGTAATGTTTCCATCAAAATATCTTCAACAATAAATTTATCATTATCATTAAGAAAGTCATTTTGAATGTTTAATATATGTTTCATGATTAATAACCTAACCAAGATAATACAGTGTTAGCATGATAATCATGGCCGCAATCTGTAGCGTATTCATGATAACTAGCATTGTGATCATGTAATAGTTTCATTACATTAGCTTCGGATAGATTACCATCATAATCTGTACAATCAATAACAGAATTACAATACTCTGATTCATAAGAATCCCAAACAAATTGTTTGACTGTTTTAACTTCTTTCATGATTAATTACCCACTAGATTGTTAATAGTTTCCTGAGAAACTTCAGTTGCGTTAACTGATTTTCCATATTTACCACTTTCTAGATACTTATTAATGTGTCTAGTTGTAGTTTGACTATACCAGTGTTCAGTCCTTAAGTAACCTTTATCAGGATGATATCCCGCTACTGGTGTACTATAACTAAAGAATACTTCGCTACCATTGTTATAACTAATTAAAGTTTGATTGGCCGCAATTGGTGTTAGTTTCATGGACGAATCGATTGTGATAATTAAGTGGACAATTTGATACATAAAGTATCAATAACCTGGGCAGGAATTGCACCTGCTTAAATGACTATAACATCAGGCAATTTAATCAAGATCTGCATAACTTCCATCAGGCATATGCACACCTCTAAAGTAACAACCTTTTGAATGATTGTAATGTGATGAATACTCTATCCTTGCATTTAGTTTAGAGTAGTATTCATCTTGATCAAAGATTGATCTGTGATTGTTGTTAGTTTCTTTCATAATTAATCAGCCAATTCAACACAATTAACTTGATCATAATCAAGTCCTAAGTTTTCACAAAACTCTTGATCATCTAAGTCATTGTTATCAGCTTGGATTGTAATTTCTCCATCATCATAATTTTTAGTGATTACATTTAAACCTAATTGTTTAATAGAATCAGCTAAAGATTCCTGGCAATGGATGAGAACTTGAGTAGACATAATAGAATGAGTTAGTGTGAACAATTAAAACTTAATTGACTTTCTTTTGATGTTAATTACTGATGGTAATTGTGTTAGTTTAACTTCTTTACCTTCAGCTTTTAATTGGTCAATTGTTTTAACTAATGATGCGTAATAGTTCATGAGTTGTTGATAAGAATTGAACAAAGAATGTGATGAGTTGTTTACTCTTTCATTCTATACTTATAGTATAGCATGTAATGAAATAGAATGCAAGTGATTTTAGGAAATCGTTACACTCTGTAATAATTACATTTAATCAGTGTAATCATCTTTGAGTTTGTTATAAACAATTTGAGGACAATCTGTCCACGTTTCGTTAATAACTATCCAATCATGATTAAGCAGTCTATCTATCATAAACTGTTCATCTATGTAAGTGTTAAACATGGTTAGTAATTAGAATGGAGTTGTTGTTAACAATGATTACATAAGTTCATTAATATTCATGTTAACATAATCTTCATAATGTTGAAACTCTTTATCATTTAGTTTATCAACATAATCAATGATTATATCATTTAATAATGAATAATCTGTTTCGATTAATTGACTTAAACTCATTGCTAATTGTTGTTTGTTTAATAACATTTAGTTAACCTCATTTATTTATATACTAAGTATACATGAAATCCGTGAACAATGCAAGCAATATCAGCATATCGTTACATACTGTAATAATGATAGTAACTGTGTTGTCTTTAAATGATAACATACGGCCACAGATAAGCAGACCTTCACTAACACAAACCCGCTCGCACTTCGTGCTCGCTCGTTAACATCGTGCCCGCCATGATTGCACGTGCTATGTATCACCCAGGAAGCGAGCGAAGCGAGCGGTAAGTATAAAGAAAAAGGCCGAGACCCCTTTGGGGGGAATGAGTCTCGCCCGAGATTGGTACTCCACCTGACAAAATTATGTCAAAATTTAAGGGCTTCTTTAGCGTCTTCTAAGGTTTTATAAAACTCACAGGAACCCAGGTAACAGCCTAAGAACCTGTGAAACGTAGTATGACCACCTTCGATATCATATGAATGAATCGTCGCCCCTCTAGGAGATATTTCAATCAATTGAGGTTTTTGCATATTTCTGTTTTTATTTGTTCTATACTTTCAACCATTTGTTTATAACCATTACCTACTTGAAACTGTCCCATCACGACTGAGGCAGTAGCTGTCCCCCAGAATAGATAATACCATCTAGACTTTACTTGGTGTCTTTTCATAATCCTTATTAAACTGAGCTATACCTGTATCTGTTAATACATGTTTATACATTTTATCAAACACATTTATAGGTATTGTACAAATATCTGCACCTAATGCAAAGGCGGTACCTACAGACTGAGGGTCACGTATAGAAGCTGCTAATATCTTCGTATCTGTTGTTAAAGTATTACTAATATCATTAATTAATTTCATTCCATCTAATGAATTATCATCCATTCTTCCAATAAAAGGTGATATATAAGTCGCACCTGCTAAGGAGGCTAATATCGCTTGAGCTGGACTAAACACTAAGGTTACGTTAGTTCTAATATGAAGATCAGATAAACGTTTACAAACCTTCAAACCATCAACTGAACAAGGTAATTTAATAGTAGCATGTTCATGATATGTTTTAACATGTCCCATTGCATTACTAAATAACTCTTCTTCTGTATCTCCCACCACTTCCATACTAATATTTTTAATACCTAAATCTATTAAATCTTGATAAACGTGTTGAGGATTTCTTCCTGATTTTCTAATGAGGGTTGGATTAGTTGTTATACCAGATATTAATCCAGTAGATAATCTTGATTCAACTGATTCTACATCAGCTGTATCTAAAAATAGTTTCATATAGGGTAGAGTAAGTTAGAGTAGATATATGAGGGATGATAAAAAGGTATCATCATAATTAAGAGAGGAGGAATTGATGTCTGAAAGACGAGATTCCTCCTAACGCAGGAAGAGGTCCACCCTTCCTCCTCCTGTATACGGTGGAACTCGGTCAGATCCAAGTTGGTGTCTTAGATTTGCGGTCTATACCTCTAGCTCTTTGTCTTTGGTCTAGATTCATACCGAGTACCATGTGATTTGCTGCAGCTTGGGGGTCATCTCTCCATTCATCCATCATATCCATCCATTCTTCAGCTTTTTTAGCTTGAACGGTTTGATAAGCGGAGATGGAGAGTGAATCTGTGAAATACTTGACACCTTGGGCCAAACAATCCAATCTGTCATCGTGTTTAACAGCACCTTTCTCTCTACACATACGAGACATCTGATAGAAAAGCATATAGAGAAGGCGTTCTTCTGGAGCTGCCTGTTTATTAGAATTGTAGTCCCAATCAATAACGTTTCTATTGCAAATAAGGCGATGTTGATTAAGGACCGGCTCCAACGCATCAATGATTCTATCTTCTTTTCTAACATTTGCTCTTACTTCTTCGATATCGATGGCTTGTCTTGTGTTTTGAAGATGCTTTTTAAAGAGTTCTCCAACAATTCCATCTCCGAAGTTAGTTTCGATAACAAGCTTTGTGACTCCGTATTTTTGACATCCTCGGAGGATATTAAGTAACGTATTGTCGGTGTATCCGTCTCTGTAAGCTCGCATCTCATGGAGATATATGAAGCCATTTTTTTGGGATAAGTAGGCGGCAGCTGTTTCATCGGATCCTCGCCCAGAGGGATCCACACTACAAATTGTTTCGGTGTACGGCGTCCAGTCCCCTTGTAATTGCATAGGAGAGTAAAAGTAGTCTCCTGGAAGCCCCACTGTTGGGAGTTCTTTAATGACGTTTCTGGGGTCGGAGCACCATACAACGGAGTCGGGAGCTTCATAGGGGTTAACAGAAGTAACGACGAGATCAGCCATCTTGAGGGGGAACTTCTCAGCATCTGAGAGGCTTGTGTCAAGCATGAACTGTAACATGAAGTTACTACGTCCCATGGATGCTTCCCTTTCAATAAGGTCATCATCATCAAATCTATCTGGGTCAGTACAGGCACCTGATTCGGCACCTGTGTCTATGTCTGATTGTAGCTGTGGAGCTATAAGTCCTTCGTAATTGGCGAGGGATTTGGGGTATCTCGCTGGCCAAACGAAGGGACGATACGCACGCTCTGCCAACTTACGATAAACAGTAAAAGTAGTCTGAGGAGTCCCGAGATACATAATACGAGAATCGTCTTTCGGCGTAAGGATGGACTCAGCTTCTGTACAGAGTTGAAGTAATTTCTCACGCATTAACTCCGTCATGGAGTTTCCAGGAACTTC